TAATAAAAGCTTGCTGCCGACCTGCGATCTACATGAGGCGATCAAGACCAGTACGGCAGCGATACGAAAGAAGTTCTACCGCAACACGTTGCCGTGGGGCATAGAGGGTACGTTCATCCTGCCCAGTGCCAACTACCTGCCGTTTATGACCGAGTGGCGGGCCGAGAAGGCTGACTGGTGGGATACGGTAAACAAGTTCCTGGGTATCTACCCCAGTGCCCAGCAGGACGCGCAGCGGCTCTTAGGTGGGCTGTATAAGGCCAGCGACTATCCCACACTGGCTGAGTTGAAGCTGAAGTTCCGCATGAAGTTGGACATACTGCCAGTGCCAACGGCGGGGGACTTCCGTGTTGAGTTGCTCGACGCTGAGAGCGACAAGATACGGGCAGACCTAACACAACGAGTTGCAGAGTGTGAGTCTGCGGCCATCAAGGATGTGTGGCAACGACTGTTCGCTAAGGTGGAGTGGTTGATCGGACGCTTGGCTGACCCCAAGAACACGTTCAACACCGACACCTACGAGGATGCGAGGGAGACTTGCGCCATGCTAACGAGGTTGAACTTCACCAACGATCCCAACCTTGAGGCGATGAGGCAAGAGGTGGAGCAGAAGCTGGTCAACCACCACCCTGAAAGTCTTCGTAACGATCCCGATTTGCGGCGGGACGTAGCGGCAGAAGCCGCCAGCATCTCCGCTAAGATGTCAGTATTTATGGAGGGTTTGGCATGACTGAGGAAGAACTTAACGCGATCAAGGATAGGCACCGGATAGCGGTGAGTATCTGGATGGACAGGAAGCACGAAGGTAGCACCGTCGCACTGACTGAGGCGCTGTTGTACTACATACCGGCAGAGGATTTCCTCGATGCCGTTGGCCGTATTGAAACTGAGCAGAAAGAGGAGAAGAAGTATGACACAGGATCTGAATAAGAAGCTGGCGAAAGCCAAGACCTCGTTGATACTCGAACATCCATTCGTTGGGACCGTTGCGCTCAACATGAAGATGAGCATCAGCGATACCACTCCAGAAGGGTTCCCTGTCCCGACAGCCTGTACCAACGGCAAACGGGTGGTGTACAACCCGGAGTTTATCAGTGGGTTGACCGACGAGGAGATGAAGTTCCTCGTTGCTCACGAATGTATGCACCCCATGTTGGAGCATAACTACCGACGCCTAGACCGCGATCCCAAGAAGTGGAATATAGCAGCGGACTACGTCATTAACGAACTGCTAGTGCAGGACGGCATCGGTAAGATGCCCGAGGTTGGGGTGCAGGACTCCGACATATATAATGACGGTGGTGGGACCAGTGACGGTATCTACAAGCTACTGCCCGATAATCCTGAGGATGGTCCCGGTGATGGACAAGGGCCACCTAGACTGGATGAGTGCCAGGACGGGGAAGGTACGCAGCAGGAGCAGGACCAAGAGGCTGCTGAGTGGAAAGTTAAGGTAGCCCAAGCAGCGCAAGCCGCCAAGATGATGGGCAAACTGTCTGCCAACATGGAACGTCTTGTGAACGAGGTGCTTAACCCCAAGGTGGACTGGCGAGAAGTTCTCCAGCGGTTCGTGGAGAAATGCAAGAACGATACCCGCTCTTGGGCTAGACCGAACCGACGGTTTCTAGCGCAAGGTATGTACCTGCCATCGATGGATGGCGAGGCGATGGGTGAACTACTGTTTGCCATCGACTGCTCAGGGTCTATCGGACAGGAGGAACTCAACCAGTTTGCGGCTGAAATGCGCACTGTCCATGAGGATCAGAAGCCAAGCAAGCTTCACGTTGTCTACTTCGACAGCGAGGTGTGCGGCAATGAGCATGACACCTTTGAGCGGGACGACGAGGTAAAGATCACGGCCCGAGGTGGCGGTGGGACAGCGTTCTCTCCCGTGTTTAGGTACATGGAGGAGAACGACATAGAGCCGGTGGCTACGATCTTCCTGACCGACCTGTGCTGCAACGACTTCGGGGATCAACCCAACCACCCTGTCTTGTGGGTGTCAAACATGGACGGCGACGCCCCTTGGGGCGAAGTCGTCTTGATGTAGGAGGTGACAATGGACGCACAGATTATTGCGACGGTGGCTGTGCTCGCAGCCATCGTGTTCTGCGTAGTGCAACAGGTTGTGATGATGCGGATATCGTATCAGAGGGACAAGTTGTACGACGCCGTAGTGGCTATCGCCAAGGGTAAAGCCAAGGCGAGGCTGAAGGATGGTGAAATAGAGATAAGAGAAGGGGGGTGAACCATGGGTGCTGACATACACATGGTGCTTGAGACTAAGTGCGGTCCTGAGTGGGTGGGGGTACACTCGTACCCTCACGCCTTGGTTGCTGCCTACAGTAGGGGTTCTAATGGCGAACTGCCTGAGAGAATCCCTGGTGTGACGTGGCCCGTGGTAACGGAGCGGAACTACGAACTGTTCGCCAAATTGGCAGGGGTCCGAGGTGATGGGCCTGAGCCGAACGGCGTACCAGAAGATGTTTCACAGCTTGCGAGGGTGTCGATAGCCAGGTGGGGTGGGGATGGACATAGCCACTCCCACCTCAGCCTACAAGAGTTTGCTAAGAGGTATGCCTCTTGCCGCGAGGTTATTGGTGAAGCCACCGCTAGGAGGTTGGAAGGCGAGGAACTACTCAACATACAAAAAGATGCAGAGGTAATCTGCACTGGCGGCTACGACTCCGAGAGGGGAGAAGCCGGTATGGACACTGATGTTCGTATCGTATTTTGGTTCGACAACTAGGAGGTACAGACCATGGCTACAGTAAGATTTAGCGACGAGATGCGAACCTCGATACTCCGCAACGCGAAGAGCCTATACGATGAGCAAGTGGGGACGGCGAAGGACGACTTCCCCGAGGAGAGGTGGGGCAACGAGGTGTACAACCTCATGTTCAAGGATACGATGGCGCAGATGAACGCTCTGCCTGACGGATACCTTAAGGCGTCAGGTAACTTAGGGATCAGTGGCTTCAGCGGCATCGCGCAAGTCGATGATGTCGAGATTCGCTTTGCATACAGCCCTGCCCGCCGCGTCCCTGAGAACTTCCGTGACGCGAAGGGACTGGGCATTGTTAATGCTTCAACCTACGGTATGCACAGGCTAGACGCTACGGACCCACGGTGGGATACGTTCAAGGCCGAGTACCTTACGTACACCACGGCTCTTGCCAAGGTGTATGCGGAACGCGATGTGTTTATCAAGGGGGTGAATGAGGTTATCAGCGCCTACTCCACCCTAGCACCGGCACTCAAGGCATGGCCTGCATTGTGGGATTTGGTCCCGGAGCAGTACCGGACCCGCCACAAGACACTTGTGGAGCGTAAGAAGGCAGACCCCAAGATTGAGGCTGACGTTGACCTCAATAGGATGACTGCCGCTGTCACCCTTAGCAAACTCACACGATAGGAGGACTGAAAGATGTTGAAGTACGATAGACAGCTCTTGTCTTACGCCTACATGGCGGAGTATTTCTGCAAGGCTAAGACACCCAGTAAGGGGCGTCCCCTAAAGCGGGGGCTACGGCTGTACAAGGAGGGTAATAACTACGTCGTCAAGATGCAGCACTGGCGCGTGGTTGGGGATACCCCTTTTACCCCTCTGTTCAAGGTATCACCCAAGAATGTCGTGACGTTCCTTCTCCCTCTGGAACATGTTCTACGGGACTCTAGTACCTTGGTGGTCCTCTTACCTAGGGTCATCCCCATCCACCTAACCCGTGCTAAGAAGGGGGTATACCGCATATCCCACGAGGGTAGTATGAATATGAACCCCCGACTGTGGGACCACAGTCGGTCGTACCCCAACTGGGCATTTATGCGGAAGGAGGCACCCCAGTATTTCAAGGGGATCAAGTTCAACCTCCTCACTGGGGAATGCCTCAACCCTCAGCCCGACCAATCGACTACCGAGCTACCAGAACAGCGTAAGGTATGGCGGGGCGAACTGCGTAGGTACAAGCGTGGCCTCAAAGCGAGGATCAAGGTCGGCGCCCTAGAAGGGTTCATCCACGAGGAACAGGTTGCACTGAGAGCGGCGTCATCGGCCTGGAAGCATCGCCGGGATGTATGCCCCGATTGGACGCAGCCTAAGCTGACGAACCTGCTGATCAAATCCATGCGGAAGGAGACGTATCCTGCGGAGCTACTGCAAGCCTTCGTCCGGTCAGGGCTTGGTGGCGTTGTGAGTGTAGGTGGGGTTATCCATACCTATACTGCGGGTGTATGGGACAGCAGTGCGGCACTCACGGGGCAACACCTTCTCCGGGTGGTGGATCAGGTGTTCACGCAGAACAGTGAGCATTTCAGACGGAAGTACGGGGTCTTTGGTAAGACCCTGCACATGAAGTCATGAGTAGCCGTGGTGATATCCATAAGGTTATCCGCAAAGCGAGGCGCAGGGGATGGGTTATTCTAGGCGTGGCCGCGAATAGCGCATCCCATCACGTTCTAGAATGGAAGGACGGGACGCGGATAACTGCCTCTGCCTCACCTAGTGATAACCGGAGTGCCAGAAACTTCATGGCCGATATGAAGAGGGTGGAAAGGAATTGCCCTTGACATGATATACTAGCAACCTTACACTCCCGATAAGTAAGGATCAATGAGCCAGCCTAGGGCGTCCACCCTAGGCTGGTAAAACTTCGGGGAAGGCAATGTCCATAGTCGTCTGGGATGGCACTACTCTAGCCACCGACAGAGCCGCTACTGACGGGACCACCAAGTGGCGGGCAACGAAAGCATGGCGTCATACCACTGATGCCGGTACACCCCTGATCCTCTCAGGGGTTGGTCCCCTCCAAACAATCCTTGCGATGAAGAACTGGATGGTCGAAGGCGCAGACCAGAACAGGTTCCCAAGCGCCCAACTTGCGCCATTATTCTGTCATTTCCTCGTCGTCTCCCCCACTGGCCTTATTCGTTATGAGCAAAGTCCCCTCCCTATAGACCACCACCGCTGTAAATGTGCCTTCGGTGAGGGTGCCCCTTTTGCTTACGGTGCTATGGCGATGGGGGCTAGTGCCGCCAAGGCAGTGGAGATAGCCAACCAGCATTCAGTCTACTGTGGACTGGGAGTTGATACATATAACCTTCCTATTTAGGAGAACACGTTATGCTGAATAGTTTCACCGAGGCCGAGAAGGCTAAAGCTATAGCATGGTGGCATAGCCACCCCTTCCGTACTATAAAGAAGAGTGCCAAGGCATCAGGGATGACCGAGTGGTTGCTACGCAACTCCTATCCTTTCGTACACCACGAGCACTTCCGTACTGGTCAGGCGATCCATTGCCTCATGCTGTACGGCTACAAGAAGAACACCTCGCTCCAACAGGAGTACGGTATCTCCGTTCCCACATTGAGGAAGGCGCGCCAGTTCATGGAAGTTAAGGGTTGGAAGATACCTGCAAACTCCGATCATACCGCTAAGTTATCACACACACCACAACCTGTTGTAGAGCATCAAGACCCATGGTTCACCCCCCTTCTCTTAACCCCTGTTGTTGCTAAGCCGGTTGAGGAAACCGGCGCTGAAAGAGCGAAGCGGGTGCTACCTAAATACCTTGCCGCTATACAGGCAGTCACAGATGAGGAGAAGGAGGGGGGAGGCCAGAGGGATGACGATGGCAAGCCTCGCCATGATCTTATCGCTCCCGAGATGTTAGATGGCGTGGCTGCTGTCCTCGCCTTCGGTGTTAAGAAGTACGGTGAGCGGGATTGGGAGAAGGGCTTGCTGTGGGGGAACACACTGGCCTCTACCATGCGGCATCTCATAGCGTGGATGCAGCGGGAGGAACTAGATGAGGAGTCTGGTCTACCCCATCTCGACCACGCTGCCTGTAACATCATGTTCCTCTGTGCCTTTGCGCACCGTGGTATCGGCACGGATAGCCGGGGGTAGGAGTGGAGTGATGGCGTACCTAGATAAGGAAAAGGAACGGGAGACTCGCCGACGGTGGGAGAAGAAGAACCGCATACGTCTAGCAGAACAAGCTGCACGGTGGAGGGAAGCAAACCCTGAGAAAGTAAACGCCGCGAGCCGTAAATACTATAGGGAGAATAAGGCGAAACTAGCTGTAGTACGGACCGTATGGAAGAAGGCAAACCCGCATAAAGTAAAAGGATATGCAAAGAAACACTACGAGAAACATTACCAAGAGATACAAGAAAAACATGCGGCATACCGATTAGCAAACGCAGAGTCTGTAAACCGGGGCATAGAAGACTGGAGGAAACGCAACTCGGAAAAAACGCAGGAGTATCAGGCGCGGTACACTAAGAAGAACCTAGCACGTATACGGCAGCGACAGCGTAAGGCAATGGCCGTAGCGTGTGCGGAACTACGCCCTAGCTATGTAAAAAGTCTGTTACGAGGCGCTAGGTTCCCGAAAGAACTACAGAACCACCCCGAGATACTTGCCATTAAGAAGCTGCAAGTACAAATACATAGAGAGTTGGAAGGAAGCTAAGCTATGAAGAACATTACTGAGTTACGCGAGGACCTGAGTGAGGTATTCACTGGCCTTCGTAATGGGTCCGTTGACCCTAAGGTAGCGAAGGAGATCAACAACGCTGCCGGTAAGATTATCCATACGGTGAAGGTCCAGCTTGAGTACGCCTCACTCACCAAGATCAAGCCCAGGATACCGTACATCAAGTAGGGGCTACCCACATGGACATCGTAACCATCGACTTTGAGACGTACTACGATAAGGAATACTCCCTGTCCAAGATCACAACGGAGGAGTACGTCAGGTCGGATCAGTTTGAATGTATCGGTGTGTCGGTCAAGGTCAACGACAACCCCGGCGACTGGTACAGTGGCACCGATGTCGGTGGGTTCCTCAACGGGCTGGACTACAGCAACAAGGCTATCCTATGCCACAACACCGTGTTCGACGGGGCCATCCTCTCCTGGCGCTACGGCATCAAGCCTAAGCTGTGGCTAGATACACTGTCTATGGCGCGACCAACCTGCGGCGTCACGGTGGGTGGCTCTCTCGCTAGGCTAGTGCTGCACTTTAGGCTGGGCGAGAAGGGAACCGAAGTTATCCAGGCTATGGGCAAGCACCGCAAGGACTTTACCCCTGCCGAACTCAAGGCATACGGTAGCTACTGCATCAACGACGGCGATCTCACCTATAAGCTGTTTAAGAAGCTGGCACTGGGGTTCTCGACTGTGGAGATGATGGTCATCGACCAAGTCATCCGTATGTATACCGAGCCGCAGCTCGAACTAGATCGGTTCGCCCTACGAGAACATCTTGCAGAGGTGAAGGCGAAGAAAGCCAAGCTGCTAGCCACGTTGGGCGATGGCGATCCCGAGGTGGCGAAGCAGGTACTCATGTCCAACCCCAAGTTCGCTGCTCTCCTTGATAGGCTGGGCGCGGAAGCACCGACCAAGATCAGTCCTCGTACTGGTAAGGAAGCCTTCGCCTTCGCCAAGACAGATCCCGGCCTCCTTGCTCTCCTTGACCACCCCAATCCCGCCGTAGTATCCGTCACCGAGGCCAGGATGGGGATCAAGTCCACTATCGAGGAGACAAGGACTGAGCGTCTGATAGGTGTTTCAGAGCGTGGACCGCTGCCCATCATGTTAAACTACTACGGCGCACACACTGGCCGCTTCTCAGGCGGCGACAAACTCAACCTCCAGAATATCCCTGTCAGACAGGGCAACGCCATACGTCGCGCCATTCTTGCGCCCGAGGGGCACGTCATCGTGGCTGGTGACTCCTCCCAGATTGAGGCGCGTATCCTAGCCTTCCTCGCCAAGCAGCATGATCTGGTCGAGGCATTCCGTGAAGGCCGCGATGTCTACACCGAGTTCGCCGCCACTGTGTACGGCATCTCTCGTGCTGCCGTGACCAAGGAGCAGCGGTTCGTAGGGAAGACCTGCATCCTGGGGTTAGGTTATGGCATGGGGTGGGAGAAGTTCACTGGAACCCTTGCGCTAGGCGGTATCAAGGTAGACGAACATGAAGCCAAGCGTATCGTCTACCTCTACCGTGACCGCTACCCCGCCGTCCCCGGACTATGGCAAACATTTAATAGTACGATAGGCGATATGGTTGCTGGCCGCGATGGCCTGCTTTGCGATCTCCTCCCTGTCGATACCAATGGTATCCTCTTACCGAACGGGATGAGGCTCAAGTACAACGCGCTTCGCGCCCGTGACAAGGGGTACGAATACATCTCTGATGCTCGTGTGTTCCGTAAATTTATAACCTGTAAGATCACCGACGATGACCCCAACGAACTGGCGTGGACTAAGATATACGGTGGCAAGGTAACGGAGAACGTGGTCCAAGCCCTCGCACGGATAGTTGTTTCAGAGCAGATGGTAGCCATGGGGCAGGCGGGACTACCCGTGCTGCTTCAAGTTCATGACGAGAACGTGACCGTTTCTGTCACTGAACAGGCAGACACAGTGAAACAAGTTGTAGAACGTATCATGTCCACGCCACCGTCGTGGGCTCCGACACTACCCACTGCCTGCGAGGTAGGGGTAGGCCCTAGCTATGGAGAAGCAAAATGAATGTGGGAATGAGGACCATAGAGCGTATCCTCCTGGGCAGCGCGTTCGTTGGTGCGTGCGCCGGCCTATCTTTCTTCGCAACAGAACAGGTTCTGGAGTGCTGGGACGCCCGATCAGAAATCTCGACGCATCGCATAGAGAATGCAGTGACAATCCAAGAACTAGAAAATATGAAGAGGAGGCTGGGACTATGAGCGAGTCGGTGAGCCAACGTAACTGGGACATGAGGTTCCTAGACCAAGCCAAGCTGGTAGCTAGCTGGTCGAAGGACCCTAGCACCCAAGTGGGGGCTGTCATTGTCGATGAGAACCACCGCGTAGTGTCGCAAGGATTCAATGGATTCGCTCGCGGCGTCACGGACAGTAAGACACGTTTACGTACGCGTGATGTTAAGTACCGCCTGGTTATCCACGCTGAATGCAATGCTATCTTGTTCGCTCAGCGCCAGCTTGCCGGATGCACTATGTACTCGTGGCCCTTGCAGCCCTGCGCCCAGTGCGCGTCCATGCTGATACAGGTAGGCATCCCCCGTGTAGTGTCGGTCCCCCCCGCAGCGGACAAGCTAGACAGGTGGGGTAAGGATATGAATCTAGCCAGAGAAATAATAGAGGAGGGGGGCGCTAGCCTCTTACTGATATGAAACCTTTAGCCCACTCCTACTCTGCTTTCAAACAGTTCAGTAACTGTCCCAAGCAGTACCAGATGCAGCGGATTACCAGGGTGGTGAAGCCATCCTTCGGTGAGGCCAGCATATACGGCAACCGCATCCACGAGCAACTGGAGCATAGGCTTAGGGACAAGACATCCCTACCGGCGGAGAGTAGCAAGTACGAGTTACTCTGCCAGTCCTTTGAGGAACTCCCCGGCCACCTCCTCGTTGAGCAGGAGATGACGCTCGACAATAATCTCCAACCCGTGGGGTGGTGGGACAAGGCAGCATGGCTCAGGGTTAAGGCTGATGTTCTCATCCTGCACAAAGATACTGCCGTAGTGTCTGACTGGAAGACAGGCAAGCACCGGCCCGACAACTTCCAGCTTGAGATACTCACTGCCTGTACCTTCAAACACTATCCTGACATCAAAAAAGTTAGGGGCTCCTTTGTCTGGCTCAAGGACATGAGGATGGATCATGTGGACTACACGAGGGACGACGAACCCACACTGTGGAACAAGATATACGCCGATGTGAGCCGCATTGAGGCGGCCGTGAAGGAGGACACATGGCCCGCCAAGCCGAGCGGCCTGTGCCCCTGGTGCCCAGCCAAGCTGCTCTGTGAGTTTGCTAATATCTGAGGAGCAAAAGAATACTTGACACTAGTGTAAGGTAGGTTATTATGGGCATGACACCTGAGGGCAAGATCAAACACCGGCTCGACAAGATGCTCAAGGGCCTAGGCGTTTGGTACTTCTCACCCCAGTCTGGTCCCTTCGGACGGTCTGGGATACCCGACAGGATAGTCTGTGTGTGCGGTCAGTTCGTAGGCATAGAAGCCAAGAAGGATCGTAATACTAAACCAACTGCTCTGCAACTAAGCTGCATGTTGGGGATAGAGGAAGCTGGGGGAACCTGCTTCGTGGTGTACGATGATGATACTATTGCCACAGTCCACGACTACCTAAAGGGGATACTCGACCGTGCTCGTTATTGAAAAAGCCAAAGCCATAGCACTTAAACTTAATAATCCAGCGCGGGTTACTGAGTGTATACCAACAGCGCACCGGATTAACTTCCGCGGTGCTGACCTCACTGTGGTGCCCCATGCCCCTGAGGAGGTGCGTGTCCTGCGTAACCTAGGCATCAAGGCACCCGCCCCTATCCTACACTACTACAAGTGGCCGGGGTTCACGCCCTACAACCACCAACGCATGACCGCCGCCTTCCTCACTATGAACCAACGCGCCCTAGTCCTCAACGAGATAGGGACAGGCAAGACGGAAGCTGCCCTGTGGGCAGCAGACTATCTTATGGATGCTGGCTTGGTGAAGAAGGCACTCATCATCTCACCGCTATCCACACTAGAACGTGTGTGGGGTGACGCGATCTTCACTAACTTTCATCACCGCAAGGGCGTAACCTTACACGGTACTGCTAAGCGGAGGCACAAGTTACTTAACACTGATGTAAACTTCTACATCATCAACCATGACGGGTTCAGCATCATCTCCGACGAGACTATAGGTATGTTCGACCTCGTTATCATTGATGAGGTGGCTGTCTACCGTAATCCATCGACCACTCGCTTCCGGCTCATGCGTAAGTGGCTGGCCGCTAACCCCACTGTTAGGCTGTGGATGATGACAGGCACCCCGACGCCCAATGCACCCACCGACGCATGGACCCTGGCGAAGATGGTGAACAGCCCTTACGTACCCCGCACCTACACTGCCTTCCGTGACCTGACGATGAGCAAGTTAGGGCAGCACAGCTGGGTCCCCAGGCCAGGTAGTCTCGACACAGTGAAACAAGTTCTACAGCCTGCGGTGCGCTACACTCGTGATGACTGCTTCGACCTACCCAGCACTGTGTTCCAGACGCGTGAGGTGGCGCTCACCAAGGAGCAGCGCACTCATTATGACACCATGATGAGGCACTTCATCACCGATGCTGCCAACGGGGAGCAGATCACAGCCGTCAACGAGGCAGTCAAGCTCCAGAAGCTGGTGCAGATAGCCTGCGGTGTGGCTTACGACGACAAGGGGAACAACGTCGAGATCAACTGTAAGCCCCGTATCCAAGCGACGATGGAGATCATAGACGAGGTGGGGGGCAAGGTCATAGTGTTCGTCCCCCTGACTGGCACCCTCCACATGCTAGAGCGTGAGCTAAGCAAGCGGTGGTCGGTGGCTGTGGTCAACGGTGCGGTGAGCACAACGAAGCGCAACAAGATATTCCATGACTTCCAGAATGCTAAGGACCCACACGTTATCGTCGCTCACCCCGGCACCATGGCACATGGGCTTACCCTGACAGCGGCGTCTACCATCATCTGGTACGGACCCATCACCAGCAACGAGCAGTACGTCCAAGCCAATGGTCGGATCGAGCGTATTGGCAAGACTCATTCATCCAATGTCGTCCACATTGGAGCGACGACGCTGGAGCGCAAGATGTTCCAGCGCCTTAAGATGAAGCAGCGGTTACAAGGGCTGTTGCTTGACATGATCCAAGCAGAAACGGAGGATTGATATGCCTGAATTCGATGAGTTTCAAACCGAGGTGACCATCCCGGTCATAGAGCAACGTAACGACCCTGATATCAAGCCAGTAGCCAGCGTTACATTCCACCGGGGTAGTACGAAGACGGATATGGTATTACTGATGTGTGGTCCCTGCTCTGTTTGGGTTCATCCATACCAACTATACCATGCTGCCCGTTGCGTAGCACCTGACGGGGAGTGACCCATGACTGAACTAACAGTTGAACAGGTGGTTGACACCTATATCAAGCTGCGACGGCAGAAGGAAGCCGTTGAGAACGAGGTGAAGGAACAGGTTATGAGTATCAAGGAGAAGATGCTCAAGCTAGAAGCGTGGATCAGGGCCAAGTCGGACGAGACGGGCGTGAAGTCCTTCAAGACTGACGCAGGCACAGCCTTCCTCACTACTAGCGACTTCGCTAGCGTGGCGGATTGGGATGAGGTGTTAGCTTTCATCAAGGAGAACGAGGCGTGGGACATGCTGACTAAGGGAGTGAGTAAGGTAGCCGTGCGTGGTTACATAGACGCTAACAAGTCCGTCCCCAATGGCGTGACGTTCGGCACCAAGGTCGGTGTCAGCGTACGCGCCCCAGCCAAGAAGGTGTAGCGGTGATCAAACAAGCCATTAACCGCATAGTACACTGGGCCGCTAGGCCGCAGTATCCTGCCACCCAAGATATGCTGACGACACGGGGCACGAACACGCTCTTAGAACATATGCCTCACGCCCTGCTCGTCACGCCCATATCGAACGGCTACATCCTCCGGGTGGAGAGCAATATGGGGCTAGGTGAGATGGGTAATACCATCCTTATCTATGCCCAAGACGAGAAGGGTATAGCCGACGAGATCATTGCCCACCGAGCGCGGAAGAAACTCGACGTACCAAGGCAAGGAGAATTGTTCGGCCAAGGTGTCGCACTAGGCACACAGGCGACGCCGACAAAAGCACACTCTCAAGCGACATCCGTCGCGCAACGCTCAAAATAGGAGTACCCAATGAGCAACATAGTATCGTTCACTTCCGAAGTCCCAGACCACATCGCCAGTCGGATCGGCAAGCCTTCTACGCTAGCTCAGTCCTTAGCAGGCGGTATCACCAGTGGTCCGGAATACTCACGCATCTCCATTAAGGGGTCGCGCTTCCGCATCATCGACGCCGGTGCAGAGTCCGTGCTTGATACCACTAGCCTGGAACTCGTTATCGTAGGTGCCAACCTCGGCCTTGCTAAGGCGTGGTACGCCACGGCGTGGACCCCCGATGCTGATTCGTCTGCACCGGATTGCTTCACTATGGACGGGGAGCGGCCCGACGCACAGAGTACCCAGCCTCAGAATGACCTCTGCGCTAGCTGCCCACAGAACGCATGGGGTTCCCGCGTGACGCAGCAGGGAACTAAAGTCAAGGCATGTGCGGATAACAAACGGCTGGCCGTTGTCGCCGCTGATGATCCGACTGGGCCGATCTTCCTATTGCAGGTCACCCCGGCTGCACTCAAGGGGTTGAATCAGTATCAGAAGGAGCTAACCTCGCGTGGCTTCGCACCCGAGATCGTGCGTACTATCGTATCCTTCGACACTTCTGCATCCTTCCCCAAGCTTAAGTTCGACTTCGGTGGCTTCATCGACGATGCCACTATCGCAAAGGTCGAGGCACTGCTGGGTAGTCCTGCTGTAATGGAGATTACAGGCGTAGCCTCTGCCACGGCGTTACCCGCTCCTACTACGGCACCGGTTGCAGGTCTAGCACCGCCCGCCGTAGCAGAACCTGTTGCAGTACCTGTTAAGCCAGAGGAGGCGGCCCCGGAGAAGAAACACACGGGCTTCGGTGCTGCTACGGTAGAGGCTCCCGCTAAGACCGAGACACCGACGGAACCAGTTGACGAGCCCGCCAAGGCTCCAGTAGCCAACGCTGGTATATCCGATCTCGCCGATGAGATAACGGCGCTCATAGAGGAGGTAGCTGACGATGACCCAAGTTCCTAAGGCACCAGACTTCGCGCACGTTGAAGCTCTGCGGAAGCACATGCTACTCACCGTGACACACATGGCTAAGCTGCTGGATGTGTCGCGTATCACCTACTCCGGGTGGGTTAACGGAAAGGCCATCCGGAAAACAAATATCGTTAAGGTGAGGCGTAGGCTAAAACAGATGCTGGCCGAGGTAGAGAACGGATGGCCGCAGCCCGAGATAATAGCCATGACCGGGGCACAGCGCGCCAAGTCGCTACTTGAGCGTCTGAACCAAGTAACATAATCTCTGGAATAGGGGGGAGTTGTCCACTCCCCCCTTCAGTTAACGGGGGAGGCAGAATGGACACGCTAGATTTCCTACGGCATGTCCTCCCCGAAGAAGGCATGTATGTTACGACGGTCATCAATGACGGCCATCCACAGCAGGCGTTCTTCGGTACAGTGGAGGAGTTAGCTACCAACTGCCGACTGTCTGACAAATACGGCAACAACACATACTACGCCATCTCCTCCTTCAAGGTGAGGGGGTCACGCAAGCAAGATAACGTCCACCTGACTAAGGTGGTGGCACTCGATATCGACTGCGCCGAGGGCAAGGCCTACCTCACACAGAAGGAGGGGCTTACCGCCCTGCTCAAATTCCTCACAGCCACCAAGCTGCCTAAGCCCATGATCGTCTCCTCTGGGCGTGGCCTGCATGTGTACTGGGTACTGAATACTGCGCTCCCCCCCAGTCAATGGACCCCCCTCGCACAGGCCATGAAGCAGGCTTGCATAGACCACGACCTCCATGCTGACCATGGGCTGACGGCCAACAGCGCCCTAGTGCTGCGCCCGACACAGACGCACAACCCCAAGAATGGAGCCGAGGTACGCATCCTCCTCGCAGCTGCCCCAGTGGGTAGGCTGGTGCTTGAGAGCAAGTTGCTGGACTTTAAGCAGATAGCTGCCGCTGCAATAGCGCAGGCTGCACCGCCGAAACCCAGCGGCGCTAGCGGGTTACTCGCTGCCCTCGCTGTGCCTAACACAATCCCACCGGCTATCCCCGCCATGGTGGTGGACCGCTGCCCCCAGGTGAAGTGGGCTGTCAATAACCAGAAAGATGTATCAGAGCCACTATGGTACGACCTCATTGGTATAGCTGCGTACTGCGCCAACCCAGAGGAAACGGCTAAGGAGTGGAGTAAGCAGCACCCCGACTACAACGAGGCTAAGACAGTCAGGAAACTCCAACAGTGGAAGGCCAACGCTACCGGCCCCACTACCTGCACCAAGATTGAGGGCGATAGGCCCAAGGGTTGCAAGGACTGTAAGTTCAAGGATCAAGTCGGCTCTCCTGCGATGCTCGGTGTACAACGTGTTGCAATAGAGGCCAGTGCCGATGCACCCGATGCGGTAGCTGCAAAGCTGCCCCTACCCAAGCAGTACAAGCGTGTAGAGAAGCCCACCCCTACGGGTCCAGTTGGCTCCATTGTCCAGATCATAGACGGTACCGACATCGACGTATGCCCCTTTGAGATATACCCCGTGGGGTATGGCAGGGATGAGAGCCTGGGTTACGAGACAGTGCGCTACAAGTGGAAGCGCCCTCATGTGGGGTGGCAGGACCTGAGCTTCCGGCAAGCCTACCTCAACACCGACAGTCGCGAGTTCGCCACCTCCACAGCTGACCAGGGGATCGTGCTGCGCGGTAAGAAACAACTTCAAGGATTCCAGCAGATGCTACGAGCGTACATGGAAGAACTCCGCAAGCAGCGAACGATGACCAACATCTACGGCTCGATGGGATGGAAGGAGAACTACACCCAGTTCGTCATAGGCAACAGGCTCCACCGCCGGGAGTCCGACGGCTCCGTCATAACAGAAGAAATCTCCCTCAACGCAGCATCCAACCGCCTGGGGCATGAGCTATACGGACAGCAGGGAACCGTAGAGGAATGGTGTAAAGGCTCTGCTCTGGTGGATAAGGCCAAGCTACCGTGGCACAACTTCACCCTAGGGCATAGCTTCGCCGCCCCTCTATGGGTCTTCACCGGCCTCAAGGGTATAACCATATCGCTATGGGGGCCGTCAGGTGGAGGCAAGTCCCTCATCCAGATGTGGCAGCAGAGCATATGGGGGCACCCCGAGAAGCTGCACTTCGCAGCCAAGTTCACGCAGAACGCCTTGTTCAGTAGGCTGGGTCTGTACTGCCATCTGCCCATGACCATCGACGAGACGACCATGATGCCCGACAAGGAGGTTGGTGACTTCTGCTACTGGGTAACGCAGGGCCGGGACAAGGCGCGACTCAACCGCAAGGCGGAAGAGCGCGACTCCAAGGAGTGGTCAACAAGTGTCACGGTATCAACCAATCGCTCGTTCATTGCGAAGATGGTAGCGTCTGGCCTCGACACTGATGCACAGATGGCGCGGCTGCTAGAGGTAACCATCCCGAAACACAATATGTTTGCAAAGAGCAGTGCCGCTGGCAAGACTATCTTCAAGCACATCACAACGAACTACGGCATGGTGGGAGATGCGTACGCCAAGGCGCTGCTACGGATAGGTAGGGCTGAGATACTACATCGCATAGCCGTAGCGACAGCCGTATTCCCTAAGCTATACAACTGCTCCTTCGATGGCGTGGAGCGTTACTGGGAGCAGGCTCTAATCCTCAGCCACGTAGGGTGTCAGATCGCCAAGGAGGAGGGGCTGATAGACTTTGACTACACCATAGGTATCAGGTGGGCGCTCTCCCAACTAGACGCCCTGCGTCGCTCCGTGGCAGACAACCAGACGAACGGCTTTAAGATCATCAACGAGTACCTCAACGAGAACGCGGCCAACATCCTAGTCATCATGCACACCAAGGGGCTACCCTCCACGGTGGATCAGAACAGGTTGCCACGAGGAGAAGTCAAGGCGCGCTTCGATGTGTACCGCGATTCCGTAGTGGATAAGTTCGACAAGGGCACGGTCATGCTGGTACAAAAGCCCCTCAAACAACACGTCTCAGCCTTCGGCTACGACTACAGCCTGCTGCAGAAGGAGATCAAAGTCGAGGGTATTAACGCAACACCGGCGGGCAAGCGGTTCTGGCTGGGGCGCAACACCGGCCTCAAGCTAGGGCAACAGTACGTCATTGGCATCAACCTCAATCACCCAGAATTTATCGGGCACCTTGAGGACATCGAGCAGACATCAGGGGGACACCAGCTGTGAACCACCACACCAGAAGCGAGAGACAGAAGGAGACGACTCCGACATACCGCTACGAGTATCAGAAGATATTCGGGCGGAAGCCGGGGGAGAAGGAAGCCCCTAAGCCTGACCCCAGTAAGGTATACCGGAGTGCGAAACGCGGCGCGTAGAAGGGAGGCGCGCCTACTCGGTAATGGGTATGCCCTTACTGTCGAGGCCGGAAGCGCGGAGTATGTCCTTACCGAACCTCTTCGTATTCGTAGGTGCGCTCCGTATGGTGCGCTCCGATGAAGTGCGCTTGGCGTCCTTCACCGCCTTGGCGAAGTCGATAGTAAGCTTGAAGGGCGTACCCCGTGCGTCCCGGTTCCATTCCCGAACGTGCCGCACGACACGACGCCTACCAGCAGCATCCTCTTTGAGATAGGCTTCCTTGTAGGCAGTAGACAGTGCCTTGCTGTACTCCCTCACACCAGCAATCATCCGGTTCACGGCGTATTGGTTCGTCACCGCACCAGGTTGGAAGCCGGTAAAGCGGAACAGAGCATCTTTCAGA